GCCCCAGGCTTCTCCAGCAGATCAGCAGCCGCCTCCAACACCTCTGCCGGGCTCTTGGTTGATTCAGGCATGGTCGTAGGTGTCCTGGGGGCGGTGGTTTCGGATGATCGCCTCGGCGGCGGTGGTGTCGCCGGAGACGGCGTAGAGGGCTTGGCACAGGTCGAAGGGGTCGATCCCGAGGGCCTGCCAGAAGGCGAGTTCGGCGCCGGTGTGCTGGCGGGCGTGGCAATCGCGGCAGAGGGGCGTCGTCCAGCGGTCCGATGGCTTCTCGGCCTTTCCGGTGGGGCGCTTGCCGATGTTCAGGTCGCCTGCGCGCAGGTGCGCGGCGTCGCAGGGGCCGGGGCTGCCGCAGCCGACGCACGGAAGGCGCCGGATGAAGGCGAGGTGCTTGTTGTCGCGCTCGCGGGGCTGGCGCTGGCCCGGGCCTTCGGGTCGGAACGATCGCGAGCGGACGTGACCAGGGGCGAAGTGCTTGCGCTTGATATCGCGCTTCTCCTGACGCAGGCGCGCCAAGTCGGCGTTGATCTGGGCGAGGGAGCGGCTCATGCGGCGGCCCTCGCTTCGGTTACGACCGTGCGGCTGTGCTTCAGCAGGCTGACGCGGACGCGCTCGCCTTCCTTGGTCAGGAGCACGGTGAAGGGGCGTGCAGGGATACCGCGCTCGGGCCACGCCAGGGCGACCTGACCGGCGACGAGGTAGCCCTTGGCGATGAGGCGCAGGACCAGCTCTTCGGGGAAGGTCAGGCCGTCGTCGTGGCCGCCCATGACGAGGGGCAGCAGGCGGAAGGGCTGGCCGGCGAAGGCGGCGCGGTTGAGCTGCTGGAGAGGGCGGATAGCACGCAGTAGCTGGGCCTCGTCCTCGGCTACGCGACGGGGGTGCTGGACGATCATGCGGCCACCTGATCGCCAGTCTCGATGTAACGAGCATGGAGCTTGCGCCCCAGCGGCGCCCGGAAGCGGCCGGGGCAGAGGCGCAGGGCGGCGATGTTGGTCTCTTCCAACTGGACCAGCTGAACTGAAGAAGTGGCGAGGTCGACGCGGCGCTCGAACGCCTCCGCCCAGCCTTTCCAGTCGGTGGTGGTGATGTCTTCGGGCACGAACAGGCGCTCGGCCCAGTCCACGTCCTCGACGTAGTCGGGAAGGCTGTACGGGCTGACTTCCTCGGCGGCAGCCGACTTGATGGGGGCGCCCGGTGCATTGAGCGGCGCCATCTGCGAGAGGGCGGCGGCCAGCCGCTGGGCGAAGCGGTCGCGGTCCTCGACGTAGGGTGAGAGGTAGATCAGCGGCACGCCGGGGCCGCCCGGCTCACGAGATCCGTCGATACGAACGGTGGTCTCGCCGAGCAGGTCGATATCGCGCCTGGCCGTCGGCCGCTCCACGATGGCGTAGAAACGATGGCTCACAGCAGCACCCACCAGAAGTAGGCGACGATGCCGGCGCAGACGACGGCCTGCAGGGCCATAACCCCAGCGTCCCAGTCGAAGCGACGAGCAGCCGCGGCCCTGCGCTGGGCTGCGCGTTCCTCGGCCGCCCGACGGGCGATCAGGTTGCATTCGCGCTCGGCCTTGCGGTCACGCACGGCCTGCCAGTTCGGATGAAAGCCGATCCCCAGCGGATGGGGCGGCGCGTCAAGGTGGGTGTCGTGGAAGGCCATGATGGTTCTCCTCGGGTGTGAGAAGAGAGTGCATAACGCACACTGAACCGTCAAGCGTTTTATGTGCATTGCGCACATCTCCGCGCCCGCGCTGGACGCGTCGGAGAAATTCAGGTTCGCTGCACCTTGTTCTTTGGTTAGTCGGGTGTGGGCAGAATGGGCTGGTTGAGCAGGGTGCTGGGGCAGGACCGGCGCGCGGTAGCGCTGGCAGATGCGGTCATGACAGCCGAGCCGGATTTTGTGGTGATCGACGTAGAAACGGCCTGTTCAGACTATGGCAGCATTTGTCAGGTCGGCATCGTCGGATTTGCTGGCGGTAGCGAGGTGTTGGCCTGGGAGCAGCTAGTCGACCCCAAGCGCGCGTTCGATGACTTCAACGTTCAACTCCACGGCATAAATGCTGATCGCGTTAGAGGCGCGCCAGACTTTCGAGGAGCCTACAAACACATCTCATCATTGCTCACCGGCCGCACTACCGTCGCGCATTCAGGGTTTGACCGCGGCGCGCTGAGGCGGGCTTGTGAGGATCACAGCCTGATGGAGATTGAGGCGCGGTGGTTAGACAGTGTCAGCGTGGCGCGCATAGCCTGGCCAGATCTGCCCAACCATAAGCTGAAGACTTTGGCCGACCACCTTTTGTTGCCGCTCAACCACCATGATGCGTTGAGCGATGCGCGGGCCGCCGGGTTGGTTGTGTTGAGGGCTATGGAGGCGACAGGATCGAGTCTCGACGATTGGTTCTCTCACCGGAGACGCGCTGAGATGCGGTCACCGCCTGGAATGGTTCCCAACTTTTCACGCGCAAGGGAGCCCGGGGGAGATGGCCCATTAAACGGGCATCGCGTGGTAGTCACTGGGACGCTAAGCGTTTCACGCGAAGAGATATCAGATATGATCGCGGCTGCAGGCGCGCGTGTCACATCGAGCGTCTCGGCCGCCACCACTATGCTGGTTTTGGGCGCCGAGCGTGGCGCTCCAAGCTCCAAACACAAGAAGGCCTTAGCGCTTAAAGCCGAAGGTGTTGATCTATCGATTGTTACAGAAGACGAGATCAGAGCCATCCTAAAGGGCTAAGCACTTCGTACGTATAGCCTCTCAAATGGCAACACCCATTCGAGGCGGACATCCTCTATCGGGTCGTAAGAACTGTTGAGGCTAAATAATGTGTATAGGCCTTCTCGAGAACCCGGGCGTAGAACCTTGAATAGCTTGCGGCCGTCTGGAAGGCGCGCCATCACGCGGCGGCCAAGTAGCGCTGCAGGATCGTCATATCGGCGACCAAACACGACAGTGTCTCCGGGGTGCGCCAGGGGCACCATGCTTGTCCCCTCAACAATCAGCGCGATCTGATCGTCCTCGGTAGACGCTAGCAGCCAGTCATCGGCCGCGCCGTGCGCGAAATCGTCTGCGAAGTCGCCTTCGGCACCCGCTCCCACGCGTCCAATGATGGGAATCCCGCGCCGCGCGGATTTTTTAGGGCTGCGGCCATAGAGGATGAACTCTGGCGCAACTCCAAAGGCACGAGCGTAGAGCTCGGCATGGTCCGGCCGGATGCCTCTATGGCCGTTTTCGTGCTGGGCATAGGTGTTGTAGGTGACTCCCGCCCGCGCAGCCCCCTCCTTGGCGGTTGAGAAGCCCGCTGCGGTGCGCGCCTGCTTCAATCTTTCGTGCGGTTCGCTCATTGCACACTTCTACAAAAACGAAGTGTGCAAAAGGCACTTGCGCGGTCTGTGTGCATAAGGCACATTCCTGCACTATGCGTGCACATCGAGAAATCATCGAGAACGCCGGGGGCGATCATGCAGTCGTCGCTGCGCTTGGTTCGTCGGCTGGCATCACCACTTCGCGGGTTCGGTTCTGGCGTAGGCGGAACAGCATACCGGCTGAGTGGTGGGAAAGCCTGTCTCGGGCTGGCGTGACGACGCTGGAAGAGCTTGCAGCAGGCGCGGCGAAGCGCCGCTCACCCGAGCAAAGCGCGGAGGCCGCCTGATGAGCCGTTCCGCAGAGAGGCCCGCTGCGGCCGTTACAGGTCTGGTTGAGCGCGTCGCTATTCAGGCTCGCGATTACGAGCAACGGCTCGCTCAAGAAGATCGCGCCGCAACCGATGCGCCAGGAGGGCCTGGTCGTCCTGCCCCTCAATCCGACCGGTCTGCGCTTCCTGAAGGAAGAGGCGGGCAGCGCGGAGTTTCTGCTCGACAGCCTCAGGATGTTCGCGATGCATGATCTCGACCATGTCCTGAACGACAAGGCTGATCGCGGCGATGTGAGCGGCGACTTCTTCCGACATTCCAGTTCTCCGGTGGTGTGTGACAGCGTCACTGTAGAGAACCGCAGCGGGCGTAGAAGCCCCCCGTCTACGCCCGCTGCGGCATCTATGTGCGGGAGCGCGCAATGAGCCGCTCCGTCGTTCAGATTCTGATCAGCACGATCCGGTCGCAGGCCGAGACGACGCTGGCGCTGGAAAGCCTGCTGGCCTCGCGAGCAGACGAGTTCTCGATCGCCCGCGCACGTCGGGCGGTGCTGGACGCCGCCCTGACCGCACAGAACACGGCCGACGGCGCCGAGCGGATGCATCGGGCGGCCCTCGCCTCGCTGCCTCCCGCGCTGAGCGCCCTCGCCTCCAACCAACCTGAACCTCCTGAAGAGCCGCCGCCCTCAGCGGCCTGACTTCGCCGAACCTATGGCCGCGCTTCCTGGCCGTCACCTTGCCCCAACCCGGAACTTCGCAATGTCCGATTTCGACCCCACCCTACTGAAGGCGCATTTCGGCCAGTTGGTCGACGCCGTCGGCACACAAGACGCTGCGGCGGCCTTTCTGGGCGTCAGCCGCCAGCGCGTCGGCCAGCTGATCAGCACCTCGAACAGCGACGCCCCCACCTGGGCGCAGGTCTGGAAGCTGGAAAAGGTGACGGGCCAGTCGCTGGTGTTCGCCGCCTTCGGCCGGATGACGGCGGGCGAGGAGGTCAGCGCAGGCGCGATGACGGCTGCGGTTGAGAGCACGGCCGCCGCGACGCGCGCCCTGCAGACCGTCCACGCCGCCAAGGCTGACGGCCATT